CATGTTAAGCGTAAAAACTTTATAGTTTGTGACGAAGCATCAGAACTTGAAGAGGAATTAGTAAAACATTTTTCAGTATTTGTTGATCCAGAAAAGTTTAAATTGCTTGGCATTAAAGTTCCGTTATTATATTCAGAAGATATGCAACATGTACGTACTTGGCTTACATCATTAATGATAACATTGAGTGAGCATATAGATGCTTTAACTCAAAAGCATAGTAATAAAAACACTACATTGAATATTAATGATAAAATAAAATTAAATTATTTTAAAAATTTTCACCGTACGTTAAATCTTATAGATGAAACTTGGGATAAATGTGAATACATAATCCAGCGTGAAAAAAGTACAGTTAGAGTTACCCCTTTACGGGTAGATGTTTTATCAAAGTATATATTTGATTACGCTGAAAATGTATTATTAATGTCAGCTACTATAGTTGATCATAAAACTTTTGCAAAGAGTTTAGGTATTGATAATTACAAATATATTGAAGTTGAAAGTACATTTGATAGTAAAAAGGCTCCAATTTATGTTTCTAATGTAGGTAGACTTAGTAAACAAAACATTGATAAAAATATGCCTAGAATTGCAAAAATTATTAAAGATATTTGTTCATCTCACGGTAATGAAAAAGGTATTATACATACCCATACATTAGATATAACTAAGCAGCTTCAAAAGTATTTAAAAGATGAAAGATTTTTATTTAGAGATGCTGATTCCAAGAATGATAATATTTTATCAAAGCATTTTAAGTCTAAAGAACCTACTGTTATAGTTAGCCCTTCAATGACGTTTGGTGTAGACTTAAGAGATAATTTAGCTAGATTTCAAATAATAGTTAAAGCTGCTTATTTACCTTTAGGTGATAATAGAATTAAACGTTTATTTGATGAAGATAAAGTTTGGTATACCGATAAAATGCTTATTAACTTAGTACAGGCTTGTGGTAGAGGTATCAGAAGTAAAGACGACTTTTGTGTTACCTATATAATAGATCAATCAATTACAGACGCAGTTATTGCTAATAGAGCTAAATTACCAAAGTACTTTGTAGATAGATTTGCATAAATATTAACGTGCAGTCATTTAAACAACACGTGATAGAAGAAGGTAAATTTGGTAACATACTAAAGGCTGCTACATTAGCTACTATGGTAGGTTCATCAGCACCTGGTATGCCTACTAACAACCCGGTAAATAGTTCATCAGTTCATCAAACCGTTCATAACTCATCAAGTTCAAAATTGAATAGTGATACTATTTTTAAACAATTGGTAAAACATGAAGGTTATAAAAAACATATATACAAAGACACAAAAGGAATACCTACTATTGGTGTTGGTTTTAATTTAAATGATAAAAATAATCAGCGTATACTTGCAAAATACGGTATATCAAATCATGAATTGCATAACGGTTTATCTGATTTAGAAATTAGACAACTATATAACGATACAGTACAAATAGCAATTAAAAACGCTAAACACTTTGCACCCGGATTTGACTCTCTACCTCCAAATGTACAATTAGCATTAATAGATTTATCTTTTAATTTAGGACCTAATAAATTAGCTCAGTTTAAAAATTTACAACAAGCTATTATTAAAAAAAATTTTAATGCAGCTGCAGCTGCTTTAAAACATAGTAATTGGTATAATCAAGTAGGTAATAGAGGAATAGATTTAGTAAACCAAATTAAGAGCGCTTCTTAAATTTTTTACTAATTTTTCTTAACCTATCACCTTTCATATCTTTTGGTACCTGCATTAAGGTCACTTGCATTTTAGTATTTGTATCACCCCAAAATCCACTTGCAGCGTCTGTTGTACCACTACTTTGATTTGTACCGTTAAACACATTATTCATGTGCCCGTGGTCTGTAGATCTTTTTGCCGTTATACGACGTTTTGAGTCAAATGGAACGTACCTATCTTCTTTAACTACTTTTTTTTTGATAGACCTTTATATCTATCACCTATCTTATTAACGTAAGGGTTTTTCTTCATCCCACCACCTTCAATTTTATCAGCAGTTTTTTTACTCATTTTTACAGATACTTTTTTACCACCTACCATTGCAGTTTTTTCACCACGTTCAGCAGCGTCTGCGACTTTCTTTATAAATTCATTACCATCCTCCTCATACTTACGAGCTTCTTTTAAAATACTATTTACTATTTCGTCAAATTTCATATTATTATATAAGTTATTTAATATCTTATCCTTTATATTTAACACCCTTTTTAACCATTTTCATTTTCTTTTTCATGGTTGGTTTAGTTTTTTTCATTTGCTTCATTTTAGATTCATTTAATATTTCTTCGACTAATAGATTGAACTTCATATTATTATTTATATAATCAGGTATGTTAAAAAGTAAAAAAGTTACATGTGTAGTTACAGGCAAAACTACTGCTTACGCTGGAGAGTACCTTCAAAAGAAAATAGAAGAATATGGTAATGAAGCTAATTTAGATAAGTTTTATATATGCAAAGAGGTAAGAGCGTTACTAAAAAAAGGTTATAAAGTTAGCGATATACGTAAGATATTAGACGTACCTGCAGATGTAGACCCGTTACCGGTAGATATAGTTAATGAAATAGAAAAAGATTATCAAAAAACTTCATTTAAAGTAAATGATACTAACAGTCAATCACTTAGTACAATAACAGATTTAACTTATGATAAGTCAGATGAAGACGTTGAATCTTTCATTAATGCATATATAATCAAAAAGTTATGATCGACATTGAAACAGTTAATAAACCGATTGATTACGAGCAATATAATTTTGTAAGTAATATTAAAGAATATCCTATATTATTTTTAGGTTTTGTAATTAAAAATCAATACGATAATTTAAGAGTTAATTTACAAGAAAGTTATAATCCAATCAATCTCTTGCATTTTAGTAAAGATAAACAATCAGTAACAGCTTTAAAAGGTGTAAAATTAATACCTAATAGTAATGTTAAAAAAATTTACAATGCTATAAAAATGCAAGAGCAGTTAGTTATGAATTTAATAGTGTATGAAAATTTATTAAATCAGTACGGGTTTGCATGCAAAGAGACATACGGGCTTTACGCTCCTGGTATGTACCCAATTGATTTTTATAATCTAAAATCTATATGCGATAACGATTTTAATAACGATAAAAAAATATTTCAGCATCTTCTTGGGTTAGACGATAAAATATTTGATTTTCAAAAATTTTCTTCCTTGAAGTTGTTTATACTCACTGTATAATACTTGGACGGAACTTAAATATTATACCGTGTATGACTACAAAAAATAAAAGAAAAATATGATCTTCGACGAACAAATATCCCGTAAGCCTAATTTATATCCTTGGACTGAAGATTTTATTGAATCTATGCATAATGGTTTTTGGACTCATAAAGAGTTTAGTTTTAAATCAGATGTACAACAATTTAAAGTAAAACTTACAGACCAAGAAAGAGAAATTATTGTACGTTGTTTATCAGCTATTGGGCAAATAGAAGTAGCTGTAAAAACGTTTTGGGCTAAACTTGGTGATAATTTACCGCATCCTGCTTTACAAGACTTAGGTTATGTAATGGCTAATACAGAAGTTATTCATAATAATGCGTATGAAAGACTAATAACTGTTCTAGGTTTAGAAGATGTATTTGAAGAGAATTTAAAACTAGAATGGATACAAGGTCGTGTAAAATATTTAAAAAAATACACGCATCGTCATTTTAAGGATAAAAATAAACAGTACTTGTATGCTATTATTTTATTTACTTTATTAGTAGAAAACGTTTCATTAATGAGCCAGTTTTATATTATTAATTGGTTTGCTAGAAATAAAAACGTTTTAAAAGATACTGATCAGCAAGTTAAATATACACGCAATGAAGAACGTATTCATGGTTTAATTGGTATAAAAATTATTAATACTATTAGGAATGAATACCCAGACTTGTTTGATGATGAACTTAAAGATAGAATTTTATCAGAGGCTAAAGAAGCTTTTGAATGTGAAGCTAAAATAATTGATTGGATGGCAAATGGTATACAAGAGCAAGGTTTGTCTGCCCACGTTCTTAAAGAACTTATTAAGGATCGTATAAACGATTCATTAACTAGTATTGGTTATCCTACTATATTTGAAGTAGATAATCAAGCAATGAAAGACGCTTCATGGTTTAATGAAGAGTTATTAGGTAATAATATGACGGACTTTTTTCATTCCCGCCCGGTTGAGTATTCTAAAAAGTCGCAAAGTTTTTCAGAAGACGACTTATTCTAAACAATTTTTAAAATGGATAACAAAAACATATACTGGCTAAATAGCGACTCTAGAAAATTTCTTGAAAGAGGATATCTGTTAGAAGGCGAAACTGCAGAAGTGCGTATTAAAGATATAGCTCATAAAGCAGAACAATATCTTAAGAAAAAAGGTTTTGCGGATAAATTTGAAGATTACATGCATAAAGGGTTCTACTCTTTATCATCTCCTATATGGTCTAACTTTGGTCGTAATCGTGGTTTACCTATATCTTGTTTTGGTTCTTATGTAGATGATGATATGGACGATATTTTATATAAAATATCTGAAATAGGTACTATGTCAAAAGCTGGTGGTGGTACATCTGCTTATTTTGGAGCAATACGTCCAAGAGGAGCACCTATATCATCTGGTGGTGAATCATCTGGAATACATCACCAGTTAGTGGTGTTTGAATCGTTAACAGATTATATTTCTCAAGGTAATGTTCGTAGAGGTTCTTTTGCTGCTTACTTACCTATTGATCATAAAGATATAGAAGAGTTTTTAAAAATTAGAAGTGATGGGGATGATATTCAAAATCTATCTATCGGGGTATGTGTTACTGATAAGTGGTTGGAATCAATGATTGGTGGCGATAAAGAAAAACGTCGTATGTGGGGTTTAATAATTAAAAAGCGTTTTGAGTCTGGTTATCCTTATATATTTTTTACTGATAATGTAAATAGACAAGCACCAAAAGTTTATAAGGATAAAGGTATTAAAATTCATCAAAGTAATCTTTGTACAGAAATTATGCTTTCTAATAGCCCAGAAGAATCATTTGTATGTGATTTATCTTCTATAAACTTAGAACAATGGGATAATTGGAAAGACACCGATGCTGTTGAGACATTAGTTTACTTTTTGGACGCAGTAATGACTGAGTTTATTAATAAAACCGAAAAAATGAAGTTTATGGCACATCCAAGAACTTTTGCAATTAATCAACGTGCCCTTGGTATTGGCGCATTAGGTTGGCATACTTATCTTCAATCTAAAATGATTAGTTTTGAATCTATGGAAGCTAAATTTCTTAATACTCAAATATGGAAAACTATTAGGAATCAAGCAGATCTTGCAACTGAAAAATTAGCTAAAGAATATGGTGAACCTCCTTTATTAAAAGGTTACGGTCGCCGTAATGTAACTACATTAGCAGTTGCTCCTACAACTTCAAGTTCTTTTATATTAGGTCAAGCATCTCCTTCTATTGAACCTCTTAACTCTAATTACTTTGTTAAAGATTTAGCTAAAGGCAAATTTACATATAAGAACCCATACCTTCAAACTTTATTAGAAACGAAGAAAAAGAATAATGAAACTGTATGGAAATCTATTTTAGTTAAAGGTGGTTCTGTACAGCACTTAGAGTTTTTAACAGCTGAAGAAAAGAGCGTATTCAAAACTTTTGGTGAAATAAGTCAAAAGGAAGTAATTATACAAGCTGCAGCTAGACAAAAATACATTGATCAAGGTCAATCGTTAAACCTAATGATACCACCAGATACTAAGCCTAAAGATGTAAATGAGCTATTAGTATTTGCTTGGGAAAATGGTATTAAAAGCTTATACTATCAACGTTCTGCTAACCCAGCCCAAGAATTAGCCCGTTCTATTCTAGATTGTGCTAGTTGTGAATCTTAATACTATACATTAAGGTTGTTACCTTTGTATTTACAAAGTATAAACTATAGTTAAATTGAGTTATTTAACCCCATGTACTCTTCTAGAAGCAGTAACAGGTGATGTACTTTGGTTAATTTCTTGAGCATCTACTCTTACATTACTATTAACGTCGTATAATGTAAGAGGTAAGTTTCTAAACACGTGTGAATGTTGTTCTAAGCCAACTGCATCTGGTGTAGAGTCTGTGGTTAAAACTAATTCAAACGGACCAATTAAACTACCAGTTATTATACCCGCTTGATTAACAGTTAAAGAACCTTCAACTATAGGACCTATTATAATATCACCAACCAAAACTGTATCTGTTAAGACTCTACCATAAACTGTAGTTGGTTGAGTTACTTGATACTCTGCAGGTGCAGTAACATGCTGTACAAATAATTCCCCTTCCACTGAAACAGCCCCGCCAACTACTATATTATTTGTAACGCCTAAACTATTCTGTATCAAAATTTGTTTTTGAGCAGTATTGCGCAGTGATAATATTTGTGCCGAGATATTTACAGTTTTAGCATTTATATTAATTTCATTTTCACTGGAAATATTAACTTGTTCGCCGACAACGTTTGTAACTGTTCCTGTTATATTTGTTGGA